CCACAGTTCTTCCTCTGTCGTACAATCCTTAAGTAACTTACCAGCTTTAACAGGTCCAACACCTTTGATCCCTTTTATGTTGTCGGCTGCATCACCAGTTAGTATCTGAGTATAGAAGAACTTAGATCCGCCCCACTCATCTACCTGTGACCATTCATCCCTGCCAAAGTTATAGTGCCAGCAAGGTATCTGTAGCATGTCCTTATCAACAGAAGCTACGACAGTATTAGGTCCATACTTAGTTGCAGACTTAGCTATAAGATCATCAGCTTCCTCTCCGTAGCTTATAGTTGCTTTGTACTTGGACACTAGATAATCCCTTGAATGTTGTAGATGCTCAGGCTTTTCTGACTTACTCCTATTCCCCTTGTAGGGGTACGACTTAGCTATTTCAAATCTAAAGTTATCAGCCCCAGTTAAGAACGTATGGAACCTGTCAGGCACAGGGAAGGACATAGTGTTAGAAGCTATAAAGTTCATAACTTCATCTACTTTGTCCTTTGCATCTGCACTAGTCTTACCCTCTGAGGCAAACCCAGCCCTGTACGCAACAATGTCACCATCAACTAAGACATGCTTTGGCTCAAATGTCGGACCAGACAATAGACTCATCCTCTTTTTCTAGGGCCACTGCCTTAACGTAAGTCCAGCCCCCTGCCACTGTAGCCTCACTGTAGAAGTATGCAAGATTTTCAAGAGTATCTATACCATGACGCTCAACAGTAGTCTTACTTTCGTACCCATCTACCTCTTCGGAGGTTTCAAAGATGATGGTGGCTTTAGTCATTAGAAAGCACTCCCGTCTGCTTCTTCTGGAATAAAAGGTACGTGGTCTACAATTTTAACTGCATCCATTGTTACCTTCATGTCTCTGTACACATCCAGTTTAATTACTGCCCTACTACCATTACCAATAAGACCATCAGCCTCAAAGTCCCACTCAACTAATACCCCGTCATCATCTTCTTTCCAGACTTTAGGTGGCCCAACCACAACACCTTTTTTACCTGTGGCAGAGTCTACGAAGTTAGGGTTAACGTGGCCCCTAGTGGCTTTGTAATGGTCTTCCTTGTATAACTGACCTACCAGACCACCAGTAGGAACTCCAGCCTCAATCATCTTCTCCTTTGTGTCTTCACCATACATGATCTTAACAACGTATTGACCGTCCATTTCCTCAAGTTTTTTTCTCAGGTCACTACCTTCTTTCAAGTTGTTTCCCATGTCACGATCTGACTCTTGCAGCTTAGGCCATTCAATCTCGGCTTCAACGTAAACTTTCTTTCCCATGTCGGGTTCCTTTCCTTATGCGGGTACTTATATATAGCAACATTTTTTGTACTTACGCAACCATACAACAAAAAAAAATAAATTTAGTGGATGTCAGCATAGCTACTACCGAACTGTGCATCAATCCCCAGAGGTACATTTAGTTGCAACTCATCGTTTAGTCGTTCAATACTATCTTCCATACTAATCTTCTCTTGTGTCTCCTTTCCCTCTTTTACCAAAGTGATAATTTCATCGTGAAACTGTCCTATCGTTAACACACCATCTTTACGACAATGCTTGACCCAAGTATCAAAGCAGTAGACACCTGTACCTTGATTAAGTGTACTGAATCGGTCCTTCTCACTGCGTAGGCTGTACCAGAAACCGCTAACTGGGTTCTTTAGCCACATACCCCCTAGCCCCTGTGGTTCTCGTACACGTACACCCCTTGCCACGGCCTCTACGGACCAGTTACGATCCCAGAAGGCAGCAAGTAGTTTCTTAGCCTCTGACTTCTTCATGCCTGTAGTACGAGACAGAGTAGCCTCTTTGACACCATACGTGGCACTGTAGTTGACCACCTTGTAGTTCTTACGCAATGACTTTAAACTGCGTTCTCCTGTGTTGTGTTTGTCTATGTCCTCTTGGCTGATGACACCAGCATGTTTAGCTAGGTCAAGGTGTGGGTCAAATCCGGGCTGTGACATTTCTGCAACATAACCCGGATCAAGCGGCTGCATATAGTGACGTTTAGTTGTATCCTCCAGACTAGTCATATCTGCACCACATAACACGTAACCTTCTGGGGCAATCAGGCATCCTCGTATCTCAGCACCATAGGGCTTTTCCACTGAGGGAAGGTTAACTAAAGGTTTAGCATGTTTGAACCTCATAGTGTTAGTCATACCAGCTACTCCAGCTTGTAGGTATCCATCTACCTCACACTCTAGGAACGCCTTGAGTATCCCGATTCTGTGAGTAAGAACAGAAAGACCATCCAGAATAGAAACAGCAGCATCCACACTAGCCAACTTCTTAACTGACGGGCATAGTTCCCCATCTTTCCTGACTTGTTCGATCTGTCGTTCATCACCATTGCTCTCTCTTACAAACTTAAATGTTCTAGGTTGCCATCCGATACTAAACAACCAATCCTTGATCTGGGACACCGAGTTAGGATTACCTCGTTCTACACCTGTCTGTACAACAAACCCCTGTACCGTCTCAGGCTGCTTGTACTGCTTTCTCAGAACCTCAAAGTTCTCCCCGTGACTGCTTAGGCTACCATCCTTACGATACATCACCTTGGGCCTGTTCTGCACCTTAGTAAGTACATGACGTGGCATAGCATTGGCTAGTTGTTCTACCTTGTCCTCTTTCATCCCCTGCCACTCAGCAAGGTGCATACTGGCTTTAGCCACATCTAATTTCCACCGTAGGGCCTCCTGCTCCCTAGCACAGTCTAATTTGAAAGTGATGTAGTCGATAAGTCTCCACGCTTCACTGTTCATATAGTTTCTCCAACTTTCGCTTTAGGTCACGCCATAGGCGCACATTTATCTTTACATCTTCTTCACAGCGATGGGCATACTCTTCTTTGGATAGTCCTTCCCAATCATCTACCTTTGGCTTAGGGACACCATACTCTTCACCATACAATGCCAGCCCATGCTTTGTCCTATTGTGGTGCAAGTACCAGCTAAGTCCTAACGTATCTACTAGCTTGGAACGTACCTTTATACCTAGCACCTTTTCCACTGCTGGTATATCAAAGCGTACAATGTTATGTCCAGCTAAGGCTAACGTATGATCCAGACTGTACTCCAAGAAGAAGTCACGCATTTCATCGTAGTCAAAGATAGACCTTGGCTCATCCATAGCTGCTGTTTGATACGACAACACATGTATCTTAGTCAGCTTATCTAACAGTCCATCTGTTTCTATGTCGAATACTGTCTCTGCTTCAATCATTAGTACACCTCCATTAGTGTGAACGTATCACTGTTAAACTTCATTCTGCCAGCCCGTCCTTCTTCACTGCAAGGGCGGTTTTTTTGTACCGTGATGTATGTTGTGTTTCTCTCATCAAGGTCTTCCGCTTCCTTGTCCCTAGACAGATCAATGATAACACTAGCACGTTGTCCTATCATCTTACAGTACTTAGGGTCTCCATCTTCATTAGTGTGAGCGATAGTCACAATGCCCACATTTAGTTCCGCTGATAGCTTAGAGAGCCTTACGGATAGGTCAGCTAATAACTCCTCCTTAGACGCCTCTGATCGTCCAGCCACAACGTCTTGGATAGGTTCAAAGAATACATACTTACATCCACATGCCTGACTGAAGAAACGTATCTGATCACACAGTTCATCAGTACCTTGACCATCACCTAAGTAGAACTGATAGAATTTCTCGTCTTTGGCTATCTCCTTGATTGCACCTATGACATCCTCATGTCTCCCCTTGTCATCAATCAAGTCACGCCTAGTTAGGTTATCTTGTAACTCATACGACACAAGACCAAGTAGTGACCTTAGCTTAGTCTCCTCTAAGTGCCATGCAGCAATAGGAACTTTACGCTGTAGCATGTTGTACTCTAAGTAACGCATCACCTCAGTCTTGCCTATGCCAGTAGGTGCCTTAATCACTGTGAAGTGACCCTGCATAAGTCCCATAATCTTATCGTCTAGGTCAGTGATGCCTGTTGGAACGTATACATGGTCTGGTGTGTCGTTGTATAGTGATAGGAACTGATCAGCAGTGTTTAAGATATTCTCAGGTGTGTACTTAGATGCGTTCCACCATGCACTCTTGAACTCCGCATGTGCATTATCTTGTAGGAACTCATTAGCATCCTTATACTTGTCGTGTGGTACTCGGTAAACCTTATTAGGAAACAACTTAGCCACACGATCAGCTAAGGCATTACCAGTATCATCATTATCTACTGACAACACAATCTTCTGAAAACTAT